GTCCCATAATTGTTTAGAATGATGACGGGACGGGGCGCCGAACAGCGCGAAACTTTATTATGTAGTTCCCTCCCAAATACAAAATAAGCCAAACTGAACATTGCTAGGTTTGCTAATGTTTCACATGAAACGTATGTTTATGAATTAATTTCAACTACTTGTAATGCAACATGAAAATTATTCAAGATGATGAGTTCTATATAGAAGACTTATTTGCTCAGATTAGGAGCATTGCTACGTCTTTAGAGCGCATAGCTGACTCTTTTGAGAATGTCTTGAGTGAAATTCATGAAGAACAGCAGGAAGATGAATATAATTCATGTACTTGCAATGATGAATATTAGTTTGCTAGGATGAATAACGGGGTTAACTCGACCCCTATTTGGTTACTCCCGTTTTCCTGCCCCCTTCGGGGGGTAGTTTTAAGAGATTCCTATGGATGAAAAGCTAAAGGCTCAAGTAGCCGAACGCAAAGAGGTTAATCTTCAGAAGAGAAAGCGTGGTAGACCCAAACAATCTGAAATAAAAGCCAAGAAGGTAGGTAATCGTACTGCTATAGGTCGCCCCAAGGGTGATGCTGCTATTATTAATGATTACAAATCCCGTATGCTGGCCTCTCCTAAGTCCAAGCTTGTTTTACAGAGTATCTTTGATGCCGCGCTCAATGATGAGCATAAACATCAAGCCGCTGCCTGGAAGATGTTGATTGACCGACTAGCTCCTATTGCTGCATTTGAGAAGGATGTGATTAAGGATGGTGGCAGGAGTGCTATTCAGATCAACATATCGGGTGTTAACCAAGTCGATATCCCTGACCAACCTGTTATCGAGGGAGAGTTTGATGATTAATTGGCTAAAAGACCTCTTTAAGAAAAAGCCAAAGGAAAGAGCTAGAGATAAGAAAGGCAGATTCCTGAAGGACAATCCTAAAACTAAAAAGAATGAAGCCTATGATTAAGTTTGAGCAGTTATTCTTCTTCAAGGCCGATGTTGTTTCTGTTTATGATGGAGATACTATTACTTGTCAGATCAGGCTGCCCTTTAATCTATCAAAGAAAAGTTCTATTCGTGTAGCTTCTATTGATACTCCTGAAATTCGCACCAGGAATAAGGTTGAGAAGGCTTTGGGTTATCAGGCAAAGGAGCGGATGGTTGAGTTGTGTGGTAATCAGGTCTGGCTGGAGTCCATTGATGGCGGCAAGGAAGACAAATACGGTAGGGTTTTGGCTAATCTTTACACGATTGATGACGGTGTAGACATTGCTCAGACGCTTATTAGTGAAGGTCTTGGCGTAGAGTACCAAGGAAAGAAGAAGATTCATGTCTGGGGATAAAGTAGAGGATCTAGACGAGGATGAAGTGCCTCCCAAGAAGAAAGAGAAGCTATGTCCACTGATTTAAACATTGAATTACTCCCTTGGCAGCAGGATGTCTGGGAAGATCCGACTCGATTCAAGGTTGTAGCAGCGGGAAGACGTACCGGAAAGTCCCGATTAGCCGCATGGATGCTCATTGTTAACGCCCTTCAAGCCAATAAAGGGCATGTATTCTATGTTGCGCCTACTCAAGGTCAGGCAAGGGATATTATGTGGCAAACCCTCTTGGAGTTGGGCAATCCTGTTATATCAGGGTCACATATCAACAATCTTCAGATAAAGCTCATTAATGGAGCCACGATCAGCCTAAAAGGTGCCGACAGGCCAGAGACTATGCGTGGTGTATCGCTCAAGTTCTTAGTTCTCGATGAGTATGCAGACATGAAGCCAGAGGTCTTTGAGCAAATTCTCAGACCTGCGCTGACTGACCAGAAGGGTTCAGCCATGTTTATTGGAACGCCCATTGGTCGCAATCACTTTTATGACCTTTACAAGTATGGCGAGTTAGGTGATGACGAAACATACAAGACTTGGCACTACACTTCCTACGACAACCCCCTACTAGACCCAGAAGAGATTGATACGGCTAAGAAGTCGATGTCATCTTACGCCTTCCGTCAGGAATTCTTGGCATCTTTCGAGGCCCGTGGGTCAGAGATGTTTAAGGAAGAGTGGATTAAGTACGGGGATGAACCTGAAGTGGGTGATTACTACATAGCAATTGACCTTGCTGGTTTTGAAGAGGTAGGTAAGAAGCGTTCTAAGAACTCAAGGCTAGACAATACAGCCATTTCAATTGTCATGGTGACAGATGAAGGTGATTGGCATGTTAAAGAGATTATTCACGGAAGATGGGATCTTAACGAAACAGCCCAGAAGATATTTAATGCGGTAGATAGATACCAGCCTGTCTCCGTAGGTATTGAGAGAGGCATAGCTAAACAAGCAGTGATGTCTCCACTCACGGACATGCAGAAGAAGAATAACAAGTTCTTCAGGGTGGTTGAGCTAACACATGGCAACCGCAAGAAGACAGACCGTATCATGTGGTCATTACAGGGAAGATTTGAAAACGGAGTTATCTCACTAGGTAAGGGCGAATGGAATATCAAGTTTCTTGATGAACTCTTTCAGTTTCCTGACCCATTAACCCATGATGACTTGGTAGACTCATTAAGTTATATTGACCAACTTGCTCAAGTTCCTTATGGCATTAACGACTTTGAGTTTGAAGAACCAGAGATAATGGACGTTATTGCAGGGTATTAAATGAAAGCGTTAGTATGCAGCAATAGTGTATGCTCAAATGAAACACCAATGACTGATGACCCTCTAAAAGAGTGGTGTAACGAGTGCTATCCTAAGAGAGTAGAAAGGGAAGAGCGTAACCACAGGGGAATAAAGATGGAAACCGCCTTTGTGAACCAGCACTGGCGTGTGCCTAAACGGAGATCGGCATGAGTGAGCTATACGAAACAGACCCTCTTTTAATAGAGGAATCTATTGAATCTTGGGTAATCACAAAATGTGATGATTGGCGAGATCATTACGAATCTAATTATTCCTACCGTTTTGATGAATACTACCGACTCTGGCGTGGTATATGGGACTCTGCTGATAGCGAAAGAGCTTCAGAGCGTTCAAGAATCATATCTCCAGCCCTACAACAGGCCGTTGAATCTAATGTTGCAGAACTAGAAGAAGCTACGTTTGGTCGTGGCAAGTGGTTCGATGTATCCGATAACTTAGGTGACACTCAACCAGAAGACGTACAGTTCCTGAGAAACAAACTGACTGAAGACTTTGAAGACTGCAAGGTTCGCAAAGCAGTTGCAGAATGTTTAATCAATTCTGCCGTATTCGGTACGGGCATTGGCGAGCTTGTCATTGAAGAAATGAAAGAGATGGTTCCTGCAACACAGCCTATCATGGGCGGTGAATTGCAAGCTGTCGGTGTCAACATACAGGAAAGGGTAAAGGTTAAGTTAAAGCCTGTCATGCCGCAGAACTTTCTGATTGACCCTGTTTCAACTTCTGTTGAGGACGCAATGGGCGTTGCTATTGATGAGTTCGTTAGCCTTCATCAGGTAGAGCTTCTTCAAGAGCAGGGCGTTTACAAAGACATTTATGTCGGCCCAGCCGCTCCAGACACAGATTTAGAGCCAGATCGTGACCTTACTATCCATCACGACAGCAAAGTTAGGCTGACCAAGTATTACGGTCTAGTGCCAAGAGAGATGCTAGAAGCTGCATTAGATGAAGAAATAGAAGAGTTAACAGAAGAAAAAGATACCTCTAAGTACATTGAGGCTATTGTTGTTGTCGCTAATGGCGGTATCTTACTAAAAGCAGAAGCCAACCCGTACATGATGCAAGATCGCCCTATTATTGCTTTTCCTTGGGATGTTGTCCCAGGCAGATTTTGGGGTAGAGGGGTTTGTGAGAAAGGCTATAACTCTCAGAAAGCTCTCGATACCGAGCTAAGAGCAAGAATTGACGCATTAAGCCTGACTATCCACCCAATGATGGCTATTGATGCAACCAGACTACCTAGAGGATCTAAACCTGAGATACGCCCTGGCAAGATAATCCTGACTAGCGGTGATCCAAGAGAAGTCCTACAGCCCTTTAATTTCGGGCAGGTTAACTCTATTACCTTCAATCAAGCCGCAGAACTACAGCAGATGGTACAACAGGCTACCGGAGCAGTAGATTCAGCAGGGATTGCAGGGCAGATTAATGGCGAGTCTACGGCGGCAGGAATATCAATGTCTTTGGGCGCACTCATTAAGCGTCACAAACGTACTTTGATTAACTTTCAACAGTCTTTCTTAATACCTTTTGTGAAGAAGGCTGCTTACCGTTACATGCAGTTTGACCCTGAGAACTACCCTGTTGCTGATTACAAATTCAATGCTAGTAGCACTCTGGGGATTATAGCTAGGGAATACGAGGTTACTCAGCTAGTTCAGTTGCTACAGACAATGAAACAAGACTCTCCGCTGTATGCCACGTTAGTTGAATCTATTATCGACAACATGAACCTGTCTAACAGAGAAGACCTGTTGGCGGCTATGAAGCAAGCTATGGAGCCGAACCCAGAAGAACAACAGGCAGCGATGGCAGCACAACAAGCGCAGCTTGAGTTCCAGCAGTCACAAACAGCGGCACTCATGGCGCAATCTCAAGAATCGGCAGCTAGAGCAGTTAAACTAGCTATTGAAGCAGATATAGCACCAAAAGAGCTACAAATTGATCTCATTAACGCTATTACCCGAAACTTGAAAGAAGGTGATGGTGAAGATAAAGAGTTTGATCGTCGATTAAAGACGGCCCAGACTCTCCTTAAAGAAAGAGAAATCAAAGGAAAAGAAAATGTTAACAGACCTAGAATTGCAACGCCTCCTCAAGGACGTAGACAAGTACCTCAAACCGAAATGGGATCGCTTAGAAGTCTTGGAGAAGATGTTCTCTGATACGCAAGAGCAGCCTAAGAAAAGAGGTCGTCCTGCAAAGGTAGTGCCTGACTCTTTTGGTCAAGGTTGATGGCAAAAGACTCAAGATTAGAAAGAATTGGGGTTAGTGGCTACAATAAGCCTAAAAGAACACCCAACCATGCCACTAAAAGTCATGTAGTTGTAGCTAAGTGTGAAGATGGTAGTGTAAAAACTATTCGTTTTGGTCAGCAAGGTGTTAGCGGCGCGGGTAGTAATCCTCAATCCGCTAAAGACAAGGCTAGAAGGAAGTCTTTTAAGGCCAGGCATGCCAAGAATATTGCAAAAGGCAGGTGTTCTGCGGCATATTGGTCAAATAAGGTTAAATGGTAGGAGGTTATATGGCTGCGGGAATGAAGCATTACAAGCGTGACGGCACTCTATTTGAAGGAAATACTCACAAGATGGGTAATGGCAGTTTACATTCTGGCAAATCACATGGAAAAACGTCAGTAAAGCTGTACCATTTTAAGGATCTTTCAAAAACATCTCAAAAAAAAGCCAAAGGTAGCTAATGAGTCTTTATAGAAACATTAATAACAAAAAGAAGGCTGGAAAAGTGATGAGAAAAAAAGGAAGCCCAGGCGCACCAACTGACCAAGACTTTAGAAATGCTGCTAAAACAGCAAAGAAAAAAAAGAAGAAAGTAAAAAAACCGTATTAGATAACAAAGGAATGTTATGACACCAGAGCTTGAAACCTATTACAATAACTACAACGAGTTATTCAATCATGAGGGCTTCAAACAACTCTTACAGGACGTTTCTAACAATGTTGACCGTATTGCAGATATACAAACGGTTAAAGATGTAGAAGAGTTATTCTTTAGAAAAGGCCAAATTGCTGCTTTTTACTCAATTATTAACATAGAAGGTACGATTGAGGCAGGAAGAGAGCAGGTAGAAGGCCAAGAAAGCTCTGAATAAACTAGCTTTAAAGTCTATGAAAGCAGACTGGAAAGAGTAGAATGTTAAAAGTTTACGATTTTTGTTGTCCAAAAGGACACATATTCGAGAAGTTTGTTAGCAGCAGCGCAGCAGTCAGCAGGTGCGATTGTGGCGAGGATGCTAAAAAAATGCTATCTGCCCCGTCCTTTATCTTGGATGGTTCTAGCGGGGATTACCCTGGTAGACACATCAAATGGATAAAAGATCACGAACAAGCAGGTAGAAGAAATGTATCTCCATAATGATTCAATAATCACGGAGTTTAATTATGTCAAGAGCGTCAATTGTTGATATGCCTCCTGAAGAGGAGCAAGCAGTCAGCGTTGAAGGTGAAGATCAAGAGATTCAGCAACTTCCTTTAGATACAACTCTAACGGATCAAGTTGAGCAACCTCAAGAGCCTCAAGTCCCAGAGAAATACTCAGGTAAATCTTTGGAGCAAGTCGTACAGATGCACCAGGAAGCTGAAAAGCTTTTAGGCCGTCAGTCTTCTGAGGTGGGCGATCTTCGCAAAGTTGTAGATGATTACATTACTAATCAACCACAACAATCAGCACCTCAACAACACGTTGAGCCTGAAGATGATTTGGACTATTTTACAGATCCTCAAGCCGCCGTTAATCGTGCGATTGATAATCATCCTAAAATTAAAGAAGCTGAAGCGTACACTGCTAGGTACAAGAAACAAACGTCACTAGCGGAGTTGCAAGGCAAGCATCCTGACATGCAAGAAATCCTTAAAGACGAGGGTTTCAAAGAATGGGTAGGAGGATCTACTTTTAGGCAACAGTTATTTGCAGAGGCAAACACTAATTATAGTGCTGAAGCTGGTGACGAACTTTTTACTACTTGGAAAGGTTTAACAAGTGGTAGGCGGGAAGTCGCAGAGCAAACCGCAAATGTTGAAAAACTAGCGCGGAAGCAACAAATTAGATCAGCTAATACAGGTAGCGCACAAGGCAGTGCAGAGGGATCACGTAAAAAGGTCTATCGTAGGGCCGACATTATTAAACTGATGAGAACAGACCCAGAAAGGTATCAGGTTCTACAACCAGAAATTTATAGAGCTTACCAAGAGGGTCGGGTTAAATGACTTAATGGAGAAGTAAAATGGCTACAGCAGCATATCCCGGCGCAGCAGGTAATACTGCGATTACAGAAGCAGCAACATTCATACCTGAAATATGGTCTGACGAAATCGTTGCGGCTTATCAAAAAAACTTAAAGATGGCTCCGCTTGTCAAAAAGATTGCTATGAACGGCAAGAAAGGCGACAAGTTGCACATCCCCAAGCCTACTCGCGGTGACGCTAATGCTAAGGCTGCTGATACAGCAGTTACTATCATTGCCAACACTGAGGCTGAACTGACAATCGACATCAATCGACACTTTGAATACTCAAGGTTGATCGAGGACATCGTTGAAGTGCAAGCTCTTAGCAGCTTACGTCAGTTCTACACAGATGATGCTGGTTACGCTCTCGCAGTTAGAGTAGATGTTGACCTGCATTCTTGTGGTACTGGTTTTGGTAACGGTGGAGCAGTAGTACACGCTGCGGCAGTAGCACCTACTGACTACCAGCACACAGGCTGTTTCTTTAATGACGGCGGTACAACAACTCAGTACACAGATGACACAGCAGTTGCTGCTGACATCTTTACTGATGCGTTCTTCCGAGACATGATTCAGAAGTTGGACGATAACAACGTCCCAATGGAAGATCGTGTTCTGATTATCCCCCCTTCTGTCCGTAAGACAATTATGGGCATTGATCGGTATGTGTCTTCTGACTTTGTAACAGGTCAGGCGGTACAATCAGGTCTTATAGGAAACTTGTACGGCGTAGACGTTTATGTTTCTGCCAACTGTGCAACTATCGAAGCTGCTGGGGCTAACTCCGCATCATCTATCGATACCCGCGCTGCCTTGATGTTCCACAAAGACGCTATCGTCCTTGCAGAGCAGCAGTCAGTACGTTCACAGACTCAGTACAAGCAGGAATATCTCTCAACTCTGTACACGGCAGATTGCCTGTATGGTGTTCAGGTATATCGTCCTGAAGCTGGCCTAGTTCTCGCAATAGCCGAGTAACGAGCGACACTGGAGGGGGTCTTAACCGGCCCCCTTTTTGCCGTTATTTTTATTGCTTGAGGGAACCTAGCTAATGTCTAACTATACAAAAACAACAGACTTTGAAGCTAAAGATGGCTTACCTTCTGGCGACAGCGGTAAGATTATTAAAGGCGCAGAGTTTGAAACCGAATTCGATAACATTGCAACAGCCGTTGCGACTAAAGCCAATTCTGCTGGGCCTACTTTTAGCGGCACAGTAACCTACGCAACTCTGAATGACGGAACAACCGCTCTAACATCGACTGTTGCAGAGTTAAATATCCTGGATGGAGTAACCTCTACCGCAGCCGAATTAAACATACTAGATGGTGTCACAAGCACCGCTGCTGAATTAAACAAACTGGACGGTGTGACAAGTACCGCAGCCGAACTCAACATCTTAGATGGCGTTACTTCTACCGCTTCCGAATTAAACATTCTGGACGGAGTTACAAGCACTACTGCTGAACTAAATATTTTAGATGGTGTTACAGCAACTGCGGCAGAATTAAATTTAATTGACGGAGTCACAGCAACCACTGCTGAACTTAATACCCTAGACGGTGTTACGTCCACTTTTACAGAGCTTAATCTCTTAGATGGAGTGACCTCTACTACAGCAGAGCTAAACATTCTTGACGGAGTGACAAGTACAACTGCTGAACTTAATATCTTGGACGGAGTAACGTCCACCGCAGCAGAGCTAAACATCTTAGACGGCAAAGATTTCCTAGATGAAAATAACTTTGCAAGCGACAGTGCAACAGGCATTGCTAGCCAACAGAGCATCAAAGC